CCAGGGCTGATGTCTGCGGCTATTCGCACGATCTATCGAGGTAAGTCCACGCGGTACGCGTATAATTACGGTTCTGTGTACCTCCAGAACTCCGAGTCAGTTCGGGGGATCATTAGGACGTTTAGCCCTACGGTCAACTCCAGCAATCAAAAAAGTTAACGCTATAAATGCGACACTTAGGGTTTCAATATGCTGATTTTCCTTTTAAACTAACTTTGTAGTTTCTGGAGCTATCGACAGTGTTTGTCGATAATGATTTCCCGAAGCTTCTCGGCGCCGAACTCTACCGTCCGCACCCCGCGTACGTTGTGGAAATGGCCGCAGAGCCTGTGGTCGTTCACGACTTCAGCAAGCAGCCAGGCCAGACTGTACAGTTAGACCGTTACAGGTTCTGGGGCAATCCGGGAAGCAAAGAGTCACGTGAGCGTACTGCTGAGCAGACCATTGGTACTGCGAACAGCCGCAACATTGTGAAGGACAAAGTGCTCGTGACCCTTCGCGAGTACACCGGTCCTGCTGACCCGAGTGATCCTACTCAACCGAGCACCTTTAAGATTGCTCGTGAGACCCTGATCACCGCTCAGCGTCTGCTGCTGGATACCGGTAACCTTACCGCTTTCCACCAGTCGATCGGTTCTCTGACTCTGCTTGACGACTATCGTCGTTGGCGCGATCGGGTGTTCATTAACGAACTCCTGAAAGCTGTCTCCAAGGGTCAGTCCTCCGATTCCCAAGGCGGTTACTACTACCCCGGCGATCTGGCTGTCGGTAGTCTGACTTATGCCAACGCCGAACAAGCTAAGTTCGACGTTAAGGACGACCTGCTGCGCGTGGTGAAGAGCCTGCGTAAGCGGAACACTCCTACCTACCAGGATGGTTTCTATCGCTGCGTTTGCGATCCTACCTTCCTGATGCACCTGCGCCAAAACAGCGACTTCCGCGAAGTTGCTCGTTACCCCGGCAACGGTCAGATCAATCCCCTCATGTCGGCAATGCAGCCTAACGCTGCGCTGTACATGGGTCAGGGCTTCGGCCAAGCCACCTTCGTGGCTGGTGAGCCGATCATGCCCACCGGTTTCGTATTTGAAGGTGTTCGATTCTTCGAATCGACCAACATGCCTTCTCAAAACGCAACCGCTAGCATCGGCGGCACTTCGTCTTCTTACGAAACTGCCATCGGTATGTTCTTCGGTCCTCAGAGCGTGGGCGTCGGTATCGGCGGCAACAACGCTCAGGTGCTGCTGAACAACAATGACGACTTCAGCCGTTTCATCATGATGATTTGGAGCCTGTACGCAGGTTTCGAACTTCTGAACGCTGACTTCGCCACCATCGCTTACTCCTTTAACGCCTGAGGAGGTAATTAACGATGGCCATCAATCCTAGCCAGATCTCAGTTGCCAAGATTTATCCTGGTAACTACACCAACGTTCTTCGTTACTGGCACGAAGAAAAGTCCGTTGTTTACAACAACGAAAACGGCACCAGCGAGACCTTAACTAATCAACCGATTGGTGGTCCCGTTGGCGTGATCTTCCGTCCCGGCTGGATCGCTCAACAAGCCGTTGGTTATGTTGACCTGTCTTATCAAAACGCAGGTGGCAACAATCAGCTGGAGTACTACACCCAGCCTTACGGTTCCGGTCTGAATGGCACCAACCAGCCCTTTAAGGCTGCTGATGTCATTATTCCTTCCCCCGACGCCTATAAGGATGTCCGGGCAGATATCACCGATGGCATCACTGTGCCCTCTGGTGCTTATGTGTACCGCGTGTCCGTTCGTGTGGACGGTGGCGATGTGATCACTAGCGGTATCGCTGGTGCTCAGACCGCTCCTGGCCTCGGCATTGGTCCCGCTCTGTCTTCCGGTCTCACCACGGCTCCTAGCCCCAGCGGCTTCTTCGCCAACATCGTTGGTTCGAACAGCCGTATTGAGAACGGTAGCTTCAGTTCCAGCAACGCCTGGAACGGCGCTAACCTGCACGTGGTTACTTCCGATACTAAGTATCGTCTGTACAGCACCGCTACCGTTCCTGGCTCTGGCCTGGGTCTTGGTTCCGGTGTGTACGATCCTCGCGCGAAGGCCAACAGCCTTTCCGGTAAGGACAAGGCTCTCGGTATCTGTGAGGTTTGCTGGCTTGTTCCTGACGAAGCTCCTAAGCGTCAGGATCTTGCCCTGCAACCCGCCGGTATCATTGAGTCCAGCGTCTACACCTCCACGGTGCCTCAGTGATAACCTGATTTCAGGTAATTACTATAAGTCCCCCTCTTCGGAGGGGGTTTTTTATTGCGGTATGTGCTATAACTAGGTTCAGATTACTGTTCACATAATGACTGCAACTACCGTTAAGGAGTACACCTACACTCCGAACGGAGTAAAGATAGAGATTTTAAGTGAGCACGACGACGGCGAGTACAAAATGGTTCGGTCGCTGACGACAGGCAAAGTTTATTTTGCTCACAAAAATCAAATTGCTGAGGAAGAGAAAGAAACTCCGGAAGCAGAAAAGACGACGAAACAACGCCGTGGACGACAAATCGTTAAACCCGAAGTTCAGGCGTTTAATCGCGTAAATATTAACAGCGCTACTCCCCAACTTCTAACTCAAGTTTTAAAGGGCGTTGGACTTAAAACAGCAACTGAAATTAAAGAGTTGCAGCAATCGATGCCTGGAGAGCGTTTTTCTAAGCTCGATCAACTGCGTTCGATCACCCGCGTGGATTGGGATTCTGTTTTAGAGGGCGATCACGTTTACGTAGAGTGAAATCTCAAAGAACAATTTAATTACGAAGTAGAATATAAATATGATGTAGACTTCGATAGTGGCGCAGTTATCTCCTCAGGAACTCCAACAGATACAAAGTTATCTGGCTGGACAGGGTGTTGTATTCCAGCCGGATACGACAGACGCCACTAAGCGCGAGGTTGTTTACGCCGCTGTAAATCAGCTAACCAGAAACCCTGCCCAGGTTTTTGGTTACCGGCTGGATGATTTTAACTTCAGTCGCGTAGCGTACCACTTAGCGTACAACATCGCCACGGTTCCCGCCGGGGATTACGCCCGTTTAATGGAGGCGTCTAATAGTATTCCTAGCGAGTTCTACTACGACAAAATAGTCCAACAGCTTGAACGTTGTGAAGAGGCTGAACGCTTAACAGAATTAGCTGACGGTCGTGCTACGAGTCGTCAAGAAACTATATTAGGTGATGTTAGCCGTTCTATTAACATCCAGGATAAACGAGAAACGGCTAGGATATGGCGAGAAAATTACTTGTATGAGTGCGATCGTTTAGCTCAAATGCTATACGTTCCTAACTATCGAGACCCCGTGGCAGCTCGCTATCGTTTCGAACGTAGTGGAGCTGAGTTTATTCAGGCTATTCCTGGACCGCCCGATGTATCAAGATCTGATCGCCTGTATTTTTATGCAAACTGGCGCTAGCATTAGAAAAGGATAGCCTTTTCGGTCTGAGCGCATGTTAAACGACATACGGCAATATTTACTGCAACAAGGCGTAAAGAATGTAGACGAAGCTCTGACCCTCCTTGGTCCGGCTTTAAGTACACTAGGCGGCCAATTTCAGCAGGGTTTACGGCAGGCTGGCCGTGCGATGGGGCGTATTCCAGAGACTCCGCGTGAGGCAGTCGAGCGTGGAGTAGCCGGAGTTTTTCGTGCCCCCGCAAAACCCGCTGTTAGTGCCGGCTCCTCCGCCACCTATAGGCTTGGTTCTTCCGGCGCTCAACCCATAGCTGCCGCAGCGGCTCGCCCTGTTGTTCAAGCTAGTCGGCGCCCAGCTCCGGCAGTTATGGGTGTGTTTGACGTACCGACACAGCCCGCGATGCGTGCCGCACGTCCTGCAGCAGCAGCTTCCAGTGCTCCTGTCGCTCCTCCTACTGCTCCTGATTTTGTCCCTTTGGACGGAAGGCAGCTGGATATGTTTTCCGGTTTTAATCGGTTAACAAACCCTAGAGGTGCTGTCACTGCTGAAGGGTTCAAGATCGGTGGAACCACATTTAATCCTTCGGACATAATGCCTGAGGGTGTTTATACCCAGCGTATTCGTGAGCTAGCACGATCCAAAGGAGTTCCTGAAGAGCTGTTCATTGAGCAGATGACTCGCCCTGGGGCAAGTCTTGCCGAAGTTGCTGATATGGCAAGTATCCCTCAGGGGACTGGCTTTTTCTCGGGTCCTGTTGAGTTTGGTTCATATCAGCTCCGGAACTTGATGGCTAATAAAATGGTGAATCTGGGAGACCTAATCAAGGCCAATCCCCGACTCGCCATTGCTCTCGGTGGAGGAGCAGGTTTAACCGCAGGGGGACTTGCGGCGCTTTCAATGAGCGGCGGCTCTGATCCTTCAGCCCCAGTTGCTCCTGCCGAAACTCCTTTAGGTCCCACGACGGAATCCATTGATGCTGGTGGCCTCATTAACGATCCTGAAGCGTCTCAAACTCGTGCTGAGAATACTGCCCAAGATCTAGCTGCCCAACTTGATCCTTCCCTCTCAGCACAACTTCCGGTTCCTACTTATACCGGTGCTGGCGGACAGACGAATATCGTCACCCGTGGGCAAAACGAAGCTTTGGTCGCTGCGAAACAACAATACGCTCCCTCCAAAAGTGGGTTGGCTAACTGGTATCGCCAACGTGAAGAATTTTCTAAGTATCCTCAGCACACTGAAGAGATTGTTGCTGAATTAACCAAGCGAGGGGTTCTTGATACGCCTGAACTTCAAGCTTGGGCACGCAGTAACGCTCCTTTAGCCTATGAACTTCTTAAGAAAGCTACCGGGTCTAACTTACTCCCTAGTCAGCAAACCCCTCAGTTAAAGCAGCAGGTTATGACTTCCCCTGCTGGTAGCAATCCTCAAAACAACGCTATCGGATTTGCTGAAGCAGACGCACAGTTTTCGGTTACTGGTTCACCTACCGCAACTGATTTACGAGAATTCGCTCGCCCTCTAGTTAACGAGCAGATTGTTCCTACCGATCCTGCGATTTTGTACGCATTAACGGGCCAAGTTCTTCGCTAATAGCGGAGTCTAAGTTAAACTAACTCTAAGGAGAGAACCCCATGTCTGATTCTGATTATCGTTGGCAGGATTACGCTGGACCCGTAACCACAACAATGGCGGATTTTACGGAACCGTCGTCTAAAAGTTCCGAAAAATCTGGCGGCAACAATCTTCTGCCGTGGCTATTAGCCGGGACAGACATCATTGATACTGTTAACGAGCGCTTCTTTGGTGGTTCCACGGGAGGCTATCGCCCCGCTGGTGGTCGTCTCCAAGAGTACTTGCAAAAGCAAGACACTAACTCGATGCTAGAAAAGGTTCTGGCTTCGATTGCGACTAAGAAAGACGAAGAAGCCGACCGATACAGTGATTACGATCCTTCTAAGAAGGAAATGTCGACGCTTCAAGTACTTAGCACAATTTTAGGAGGCGGTCGTTGAGTCATGGCGTCAACAAGTACTAACAAGCAACCCTGTTTAATTGACCGTCCTTTCTTGAGGGGCGCTCGGATCACTAAT